ATTTAAGAACACATCGCCAATCACGGATTCATTAATCAATTTCATCAATCTTCTCCTTCGTTTTCATTGGTTGTATTATGCAATCAGCAACAAGGGTTGTCAAGTTGCTGATTCACAACATTAGTGAACATCTTTCCAAGATCCATTAAAAGCCTTCTTGCCTTCTCCTGCAAGTGGCAGTGCTAGTTTAAGAATCTCGCCAGCCTTCTGAATAGCTAGAACGCTTTTTTCTCGTACCCACTCCTCAGAACCATCTTCACATTCCCAGGAGTATTCGTCATGCACCATAGAAATACGCTTAACCTTCCTACCATTATGCAGGTAGTAAGGTCTACCAAGGTCGTCAATAAACATTTCACCAAGCCATGTATCCATCAAGCAAGCTGCATAAGACATACTAATCGCCCCGCATCCTTGCCCTAAGCAGGAAAGGAGGACATTCTTCCCTCGGACAGATACCATTCTGCCGTCGATAGCAGGAATGTACTTACCTTTTCCAACTGTGTCAAAGTAGGATTCTACATTTTTCTTAAGTAGTCCAAGCCCCTTATTCATTTCCCAATAGTTGTCAAAGGATTTCTTACCCTCTTCCTTTGACAGTCCTAGACTACTTGCAAGTTTAGGGGCACCTCCTCCGAAAGCAAGAAGATATGCACCTGTCTTCGCTTTATTTCTCCAACTCTTGAACTCATGGTTATCCTTGTTTTCAGGGTTGTCAATATCAAATTTCTTGTGTAAATGAGGAAAAAATGCAAAGGCATTGAAAGAGTGCGGGTCTTGCTCGATTTGACGACGAGCAAAAGCTCCATCATCATATTTGTAAGTGTAATGACTCAATGTACGATTCTCCAAGGCAGCAGCATCTGTACCCACATACCAGTTACCTTCATCTACACAAAACAAATCCCGCATTTCAGAACCGAGTAAAACCTTTGGGTCTGCCTTTGGGCAGTTCACAACAGTACGATGCTTGACTCTGGAGGTCGGAGCATAGCCACTAATCTCTGCACTCAGCCTACCATCGAACTCAATTCTCCAATTTGATAACCACCCTTTTACAACACCAAGTCGATTTCTATAGGAAAGAAACTTAACAACTTTACTTGGAATTTCACCATCAAGTTTCTGAAGGTTTGGGCATAGCTGTCCAGCATGATTAATCTTAGGGGTAGTCTTGATAAACTTCCCTTTCTCATCCCTCACAGGTTTACCGTCTGGACCTTTCTGTACATTCCAAAAATCTTCATGCGGTTTCCAGCCGTTATCCAAAAAGTATTGCTTAAGTTCAGCACCATCTTCAATCTCCATTGGGAGGGTAACTGGAAGTATTGCATTTGCTTCAATTTGGACTTCAAACCCATAAGCTTTGATTGTACGTCCTTCAATCTGTGCATTATGTTTTTCTAACCATTTTTGCATTGTTGCTGATAATTCACCGGATTTGTTGAATGGTTTCGCTGGTTGTTTATAGAATGCTTGCTCTGCTGTTTTTAACTGCCTTAATGGAAGCTTAGGGTCCACTTCATTCTTGATCTCAAGCATCTTACTTTCAATTAGTTCTACAAGTGCGCCGGCGCGTTCTGTGTTGAATTTAACGCCAGAATATGCTTGAGCACTATACAACCAATAATCCTTCTGATTTTGACGAAAACTAGGGTGCAACCACTGACCTTTATACAACTCCGCAGCTTTCGTATTCAGCTTAGCAGTCTCAACAATTGCACTATCAACGTCACGATCACAATAAGGGACCATCAGTTCATGAAAGAATGCAAACTCCGCACCCTTCGGTGAATTGGCCTCCAAAGCTCCAGCCTTAATTAAACTCAAGCGATAATCAATCTTACCCTCTTCCGCCTCCTCTCCACCTGAAACATACTCAAGAGAGTGCTTAGGTGCATTAGGGTGCAAATACATATCCAGAACATACCCGTCAAGGAATTGAACTTGTTTTCCGCCTAGGAAATCTTTTCCACCTTTACCTACAATAGGTTTGATATCAAAGAACTTCCAAAGCATCCATAAGTCATACCCAAGGATGTTCCATCCGACGACATAAGAAGCGTCCTCAAAAGAGTCGATCCAGTTTTGGACCTTTTTTGTTGTAACCTCTTTACATTCTTGGAATGGATAGATACTCAATTCTCTTGAGCCATCAAGTGCCTTGAACTTCATGTACCAAATCTTCTTAGATTGTAAATACAATCCATCAGCTTCAATATCAAAACACCACCCTTGCATATTTACCTTTCATTAAAAACTTTCACCTTCAGCTTGTGATAATAGCACTTCCCATGTGTCATCGTCAACTGTAAACTCATCACATGCACCAAGATAGCTCCAAGGACGATTCTTCAGAACAGTCAATCTAACACGTCCACGACTCCGATCTGGAAGAATCTCTGGCTCTAGCCCAATGATCACAAAAGATAGTTGCTCTAAAGCTGCACTGCCCCGCATCATTTCCTTGGTGACCTTAACCCAGAATGGCTCATCTTCTTTCCCCTTTGGTGCCTTGAACTGATCTGCTGCAGTTCTGTTAATATGACTAATCGCAATGATACAGACCTCGTTTGCAGCACAGAAAGCAGCAAGCTCTGTCATAATCATGTCAAGCTCTTTGCGCTCGTTCTCTACTTCTGACCCACTAATTGCTAAACTCAGGTGATCAACAATAATATACTTGCAGCCTTCAATCAAGTGCATGTGTTTGATCTTAGCCATCAACTCTGTAATTGGTAAAGAGCCAAAGTGCCCAAGCATGATTACTTTATCATCTTTGCAAATCTCGTCATAAGCTACACGAATTGCATCAATATTAGCAACAGAAGTGGGGTCATTCTTAAACTTTAGGTAGTTAACCTTTAGCTTAGAGGCAACAGCACGTTGAAGAGTTTCTTTGTTAGTCTCTTCAAGGTAGATTTGACCAACTCGTTCACCGTAGTCAATAAAAGCATTTGCAATGATACTACTTACAGTGGATTTTCCGACGCCGGAGGGTGCAGTCAATAGGACTAGTTCACGAGTGCGGAATCCATGCAATTTATCCATTAATTTTGGGAAAGATTTTACATACAAACCTTCAGGTCTTTTAGCAATCAAGTCCTCAAAACTAATGTCACTTGCTTTGACAATTTTCTCTGCTGAGAATACCCGCTTACCGAACTGCACAAGCTTTGATAGCTCTTGTGATTTATTTGCTTGAAGGTAGTCAGAGGCATCTTTAAAGCCCTCTGAGGGTGTAATTGTCATAAGGGCAAGACCCGAGCCTACCAGAGCACTAGCAACAGCTTCACGGGCTTCGTGACCCTTCATAATACCCTTCTTCAATTCTGCAGGCGTACAATGATCATCATCAAAAAAGAGAGTTGCGGCGTCGTAGCTTTTTACAAATTGTTCGTTGTGTAGAATAGCTTCAACAGCATTCTTAGTCCCCATTGGGATTGAAACAACAGTAGGTTCAATCCCTTCGTATTTCGTCCCTTTTACACTATCAACACATGATTGATAAACACTCAAGGAATCCCATTCTCCCTCGGTCAGGATTAGATTTGCTCGCTTACGATTCATTTCCTCTACAGTGTTTTGACCGAAGAGTTTATTCCCAATACTAACAGAGCCTACCGTAGTCCAGTGATAATCATGAGATTTATCTACAGTAATATCTTGTTTCTTGTATCCTACAATCTTACCCTTTTGGTTAAAAGAAGGGAAGTAGAAAGCTTCAATAGTCTTACCATCCTTTTCAGAAAGACCGGCACGAACGCCAAAGCGTTCACAAGTCTCTTTAGAGATTCCTCGCTCTGGAAAAGACTTAAATGGAAACTTCTGTACGTCTGCTACAGTCTCTTCTTTTCGATTAGGATTAACTACCTTAAATGTCTTCTGTTTCTTATCGTACATATTACCCCTTTACTAACTTAAAATAATTATTCTCTACTTCTTTAATATGTTTATCCAACTTAGCTCTTTCATCTGGATCTTTGCTATTGAATAACTCATAAGCTCTCGACCCAGGCATAAGAAATAGATTCTTGTAAGGGATTGCTTTATTCATCGTCCTCTTCTTCAGATTCGCTCTCTTCAACATAATCAAAAGGATTGAAACCTTGCTCACCAATCAATTCCTCAAAGAGCTTGATAAACTCTTGATTATCAGTCTTGATAGTAAAATCATCTTCGCTGATTGTTCCATTGATGCAAGAGTGCTTACCAAGGACTTCCCCAAAATAGGCTTCTTTACCGTAAATACTTTCAAGCTTCTCTTTTGTAGTTACGAACAATCCTGTTAGCTCTCCACTACGACCACAATCCCAATAAAACTCCACAAGAATCTTAGACATATTACTCTCCTTAATATTGATCACAAACAATCACTACGCTAGGCTCAACGCCTGCAGTCTTTTTAAACTTCTCCACAAGGATACAGAGATCGTAAGTAAACTTACCCGAGGCTTCACCTCCAAGATCTAGTTCCTTGTAGCTATCTAATACTTCTACAAAAGGAATACCAAAGAAAGGAGCTTTCATATTGTTATTATGAAACAACCTTCCTCCAATCTTTTCAAGCTTATCCTGAGTATCTTCAGAAAGCCATTCTTGCGGTACGCCTACTGCAATACTTGCAATATGTGATGTTGACATTACTCCTCCAAAGGTTCGTATTGCTTTTCAAAATGCTTAATTAATTCAGGGTCCATGTGTTCGTGATCATCTGGAATATTCAGAGTAGTGATAACTGTACCACGATTTTTGATTTCATCCAAATCATATTTGATCTTCGTATCAAGAAAGTTCTCTCGGTTTACAAAGACGACTTCATCAGCCCAAAGAAGTAGTTCATGACTTACAGGGATCAAAGCATAAGAAGCTGACCCTGCTGCACGAGTATTGTACTTCTTTGCGTAGATACGTGCAGCAGTCGCTGAACGCAGGATACCCGCAGAGCATACAAATAAGACTTTCTTATCCTTACCTTGATATGGGTTATTGTAAGGTGATTTTGACTTGAAAATCATCTGAGTCATGGTCATCTTTGTTGGCTCTTCATCATCTAGATTAATTAGTTCTGACATATTAAAATACCTTCTTATCTAAAAACTTATCTACATTTTTAATAAAATCACCGTCCTCTAAAGCCTGAGAGATAGTAAGACCTAATACAATGATATTAACAGGAGGAATCACACTCCAGATTAAAGAGAGTAATAAATCACTGATAGTAACATATTTATTTTCTTTCTTAATTACCCTAACCATCAAGGTAAAGGTAATTACTGCTACAGCAATATAAGTATATAACAACATATTATTTACCAATCAATATTAATTACATACTCACCAGCTTCAATCAAACCTTTGTTATACAGGTCGTTTGCAAGTACTTTAATTGAAGGATAGAAATTACGACCCCAGAATAAATCCAAGAAGCGTTCATCTTTAGGGTCACCATTCCATTCTTTAGGATCTCGTGCTAACCAAGCTTTAAAACTTACACCCATTTCATTGCCGTTGATTACCTCTGGGATTGTATCATTTTCAAAGTCACAATTGTACTTTTCTGGAACAGTTAGATGATAAGTGCCTCGTTCTTTACAACCGTCTTGTTGTTGAAAGTTATAAGGCTTACCGTAAGTCTCAATGACAAGATTGTCAAAGTCTTGAACATCTACAAATCTTTGTGTTGTATATTCTAGCATATTACTCTCCCATATCAAGTTTATCTCGAAAACCCAAGAAAATAGGTAGACGAGGAATTCCATAAAGCATCCCAATTATCGACTCCATTGTTTTGGAGACAATTCAGGAACAATGAATCATCAACAAAGTTCTTCGTATTCTTCAGAACTAATAACCGTAAAGCCTTCACTTTCTACAATACGATGCAAGGCAGCTTGAAACTCTTTGTAAACAGCGTGTTCACCTTGTTCTTTGTAGATACGAATGATATCTTCAATTTGATTAATTTTATCCAACATGCTCACCTTTCAAGTAAATAACCTCTTGTGAATCTTTCTTACCAGCGTACATCTTACACAAACCATTCTCTGTAACGTAGACGTTATATTTCTCACAGAGTTGTTTGAACTC